GACTTGGAACAAATTCATTACCAGTTGGAAATTGCCAATCATTTAATCCAAACTTGAGGCGATATTGATTGCTTACAATGCCATTTTGATAATCAGAATTTTTAAATTTAAAATATTCACCTACTGATCCAGATAAAGTAAAACGACTTGTTTCAGATATTCCATCAGTCAATTCAATATAGCCAGCAGTTGTTACAGTAGGCGATAGTCCAGTTGCATTTCCACCTGAACATATCAAATGCAATGGTCGCAATTCATCATTTTTCCATGGCAGAGTTAAAGTTCTATTTGTTTGTTGAGCGCCCGTAGTGCGTGTTGCAAAGTCTAATAAAAGATTTTGCCCAGAAAGGTATAAATTAATACCGCTATATCGACAGCCACCGCTGATATTGTGCAATACCGAATAAAGTTCATTCGGATATAAATCACGACCGCTCAATCCAATCCATGTAGAGATTTGGAAGAAGTTATTTCTATGCAAAGGAACAGTTTCTTGATCATAGTAAAGCAAATTTGGAGGATTAGTTTCAAATACAGCCACTTCACTTAATGAAGGAGAAGCTTTCCCTCCACTGCCAGAGATAACAATTTTCTTAACTGATTCGTTAGCGAAACCCGTTGTTGCTCTTGCTCCATTAGTTGGCACATTTAATATTCCACTTCTAATTACAACATTGCTTTCATTAAATAGTCGAATGTAAGCATTTCCAAAATCAATACTTGTCTTAGGATTAGTATTGTCATAGATGTCAATTCTATTTATATTTTTAGGGCTGGACCATTCTAAAGTTAATATTCCACCAGTTGGTTTAGATCCAGTTGCTTGCCAACAATCACTTTTTCCTGTCAATAAATTTACAGCATTAGTTGCTGGCGAACCTGGAACAAAAGAAGATCCAGATACGGCAGCATTAGGAGCGATGTTGCTATAGCGCAGTGTTTTATTACGCGAGGTAAAATCAACAAAATGCGCTGTTCTTTGTTCAATCAATTCATTAAATTCAACCGCTCCTTTACCAAAGCGTAATTTGCATCCATCTAGTTTTTTATTGCAACCGTCTCTTTTCCAAATAGATGGATTTTTATCTGGTATTGTAGAGCTAGAGCTAGCATGTCCCGATTGGCATACATACCAAATTTTTGCGAATTCAGTTTGCGATGAATCTTTTGGATTAGCAATGGTAATCTTTTGATTTTCAATATATGCAGCATCGCCTGAAACATAAGCTCCTTGTTCTGACCATTTTTTTTGAGCCTGATTAGTAAACCAATCAACTGGATTCGCCACAATGAGCTTTTCTCCTTCTTCAGTAGCAACGGGAATGCCATTATAATTGCAGCCATTGCCGCGATAATGCCACGAACAATAACGAGACATAATCAAACGATTATTAACTTCGAAATTTTCCAAGTCTAGTGGAGAAGTCAACTCTAGCTCAATAAATACTTTGTTTTCTGCTGTCTTTTGACCAATGACAAAAGTATCGTTAGAAAGTTCTGCTGATGCATCAGCTTGACTCCAAGGATTTCCGCCATCAAAATTAACATCGTCCAAATACTTTACAAAAGTTCGTTTACGAATGATTTTGGCAAATTGCAAATCATCATTGTTAATCAATAGATCAGTAGCAAAATAATCTTTATTTGAGACGCGCATTTTTGGTCGAGCCAACTGACCATTAGCATTGACTTCAAACCCGTCAGTTTCTACAGGAATAGGCAAGTACTCAACACCCTGCCATACAACTCCTTTGTTATAGACAGATCCACCATGAAATGCAATAAATGCATTTGGATTGTCAACAGTATTGAAATAGAGTAAAAAAAGCTCTATAATAGCTGTGGGTTGCAGCTCTAATAAACTGCTTGCTATCCGATCTTGTCCTTGTGCCATACTCTAATTTACACTATTATAAATTAAAAAAATGAACTTTCAGCAGTTAAACAACAGCAATCCTGTAGTTCAATCAGCATTTGAAGATTTTTGCATTCGCTCTAAGCCTTATGATTTTTGCTCAATTAAAAATCCATCAATTCGCACAACACAAATTAAAAAATACTACGAATATCTTGTAGGCGCGACTGACATTTTTTATCTCATGCAAAACGATCATTTAAGATTCTTTGTTTCCATTAAGCGCGAAGAATCTCAAATAACAATAGAATTTATTTTTGGCGATGCCGCGACAATGTTGAAAGATTTTTGCGTCTTTCGCAGCCAATATTGGAATCACAATAATTGTCATCTTCCATTCGCCACAGAAATTAAACGCAAGCACAAATTAAAACCATTTTTAAATTTCATCCAAAAAAAAGATCCTAGTGCAAAATTTTCCCTTGACAATGGCAAGATTTTGGTATCATATAGCAGAGATGGCTTATAAAAACAGATACGACAAAACAGGCGAGGCATTCGAGAGCGGCGATAAAGCTGAGTCCTCGTTTGAAAGCTCTATTAGAAAAGCAGGTTTATCTTGCGAGAAATCCTCTTTTCAAGAAGAGATTCGTCACATTGACTATTGGGTCGAAGGATCGAGGCTTCCAAGAACAGCAGTGGATGTAAAATCGCGCAAGAAAGTAAAACGCGCAGATGACAAATACAACGATGATGTAGTGTGGATTGAGTTTGCCAACGTGCAAGGAAAAAGAGGTTGGCTTTATGGAGCTTCAAACATCATTGCATTTGAGCGTGAACACGACTTCCTGCTGGTAGATAGAAAGCTTTTGGCGCGGCTCTGTGAAAAGCTATGCGATCTTTCTCAAGTCAACGTAGAGGTTCGTATGCCACTCTATACTGGCTATCAAAGAAGAGGGCGTAAAGATCTTCTTTCTTTGATTAAAATGACAGACATCGTTGACGGAATCAAACACACAATACTTAAAAAACAATGAAAATGCCTAAAGTAACAATTATCGGTCAGAACCATCTCTTCCCATGGAAGCTTGGCGACGAACCTGTTTGTGAGCAATTTGAGTCAATGCCCGAAAAATTACACAAAATAGTTCTTGACAAAGTTCAATACATAATGCAAATTAACTCCACGCAAATTCACGGCAACGAAATATTCATCGACTGTTACGTTACCAACAATTTCGACACTGGACGAGTTGCATTCAAATTAACTTATGAATAACTTTCAAACAATAACAGCAATAATCATTCTAATTATCCTAGAAACAACAAAATAACAATATGGCACATAGCAAATACAGAGTATTCGACAAAAAAAATAACTTCCATCAATCGTATGATGGAGCATTAAAAGGTGCAGAACAATGGGCAAGAGATTGCGCAAAGAAAATCGGCGGTTATGTTTTTCAATATAGCGAGTTCGATTTCGCCAATGTCACGAACCCATTTAAACTCTACGATTTCGTAGATCAAGGTAAATCAAAATGAGTGCATATTTCGTAGGCGACCCACACTTGGGTCACAAAAACATCCCTAAATATCGACCATGGGTAAAATCTGTGGAAGACAACACGACAATCTTTTGTCATCATTGGCAACAAACTATTCGCAAAAATGACACCGTTTACGTCATGGGCGATGCAGCGTTCTCTGATGAAGCTTTGGCGGTATTCAAAAATCTTCGTGGTCGCAAAATTCTAATCAAAGGAAATCACGATGATTATGTTTCAACAAAACTCCAAGCAGAAGTGTTTGATGAAATCTATGGCATGTTGTCATATAAGCGAATGTGGCTAACGCATTGTCCTATTCACCCGCTTGAAATGCGAGGTCGAGTAGCAAACATTCACGGACATGTTCATTCCAAAAGCATCAAAAAGAAAACGTGGTATGGCACTTGGAAAGATGATCCTCAATACATCAATACGTGCGTCGATCATGTTTATGAAAAAACTGGAGGCAAGACCATCTTCACCTCTCTTGAAGAAATCAAAGCAAAACTAAATATCAAGTGAAAAATAAAAATGTAATTATCCTGCGCGGAGTAAGTGGATCTGGCAAATCCGCTGCTGCGACACTGTTTGGCGGCAATGTGAAAATCTGCTGCGCCGATGATTTCTTTACTTCTGATGAAGGCAAGTATCAATTTGAAGCATCACGCACTCCAGAGGCTCACGAATATTGTCGTAAAGCTTTTGTTGCGGCATTGCAAGACGATCAAGTTGATACCGTTGTGGTAGCAAATACTAATAGTCGAGAGCAAGAATTCGCCTTTTACGATGAAAAGGCAAAAGAAATCGGGGCAGATGTATTCTATTTTGTGATTGAAAATCGCCATGGAAATACTGACATTCACAATGTTCCCATTGATGCAAAATCGCGTCAATTAAACAACATCATCAACTCTCTAAAACTTATTTAATGAATAATAAAGTAACCCTGCTAGGGCATTATGGAAGCGACGAAATTATCGCTTGTAGCGCATGGACTTCCACAAGTCGCGATTTGACGGAGGATAAGAAGTCTCGAATCCCAAAACTAATCGACATGCTATGGAGTAATGGTCATGAGACACCGTTTGAAAAGGGAGTGGTTCACTTCCTAGTTGATACGGAAATCGCTAGTCACATTCATTTGCTTAAACATCGTATTGCATCCATCAATGCTGAGTCTGCTCGATATAAAGAACTAAAAGAAGATAAGTTTTATATTCCAGAAGATTGGAAAGGTATCTATCCTAATGAAAATTGTATAAAAGCTGGTGGCAAAGACTGGGCAGAAATGTTGGAATCATATACAAAAGCAGGAAACGAACTCTATCATGCTTGTTTAAAAGACCTTGAGCCTGTTCTTGGACGCAAACGCGCAAAAGAATCCGCTCGCTTCTTTAAGACTTACAACAGTCAAATTGAAGGAGACGTTATGTTTAACATGCGTTCTTTCGCCAATTTCATTAAGCTTCGTCGCAGCGAACATGCTCAAAAAGAAATTCGCGAAATTGCTGACGAAATGCTACAGCTTGTTAAACAAATAGATGGAAATCCTTTTGAACACACACTAAAAGCCTGGGGCTACTAATATGAAAATCAACATCAAATACCACGATATTGTTAATTATGTCTTGGGGTTTTGCAGCTATCACCCACTGGAGCTAGTCATTGATCCTTTGCGATACAAAATCGGAGACAATTACATTAGTGATTCAAAAACTGGTGAATTGTTTTATCAAAACGACGACTATTGCAAATTTATGCAAAAAATCTTGATACTTAAAATGGCGGCGAAAAACTTCGACACCCTGCAAGTTCAAGGTTTCTGCCGAGAAATCGAACAGTTTGCGCCATTGGAGGTTGTATTATCATGATTTCGGCAAAAGTGTCTCAAATCATTAGCGTCGATCTGTCTCCAACTGAGGCAAAAGAAGTCGCGATAAAGTATATTTGTGCTGTTTTTGATTGGAAAACGTCCTATTCGATACGTGCAGATGGCGATAATCACGAAGATTGGGTGTTTCATAAAACGACTGTTTACTCTTCTCATTCCTTTGAGACTGAATTCAGACTTCGAAAAGCAACCGAGCGAGACAAAATGATCTGTCAATTTATTGAAGAAATGAAGAATACTTAAAAAATACGGTGTAAATACAAGAAAGTGAAAAACATTTTCTCAAAACTTACAAGTTTACTTGGGGCGAAATCTTCGACCCCAAGTTTGCCGCTTTCTACCCCTAAGACACCAAATATAATGACTAATAAATATCCTGAAACAGTTGCTTTGTCGCCTCAAACAAACGGACCACGCGCCCGTAAAATCGCTCCCAAGGCTATTGTTATGCACGATACAGAAGGTAATTACAACGGCTCAATTGATTGGACTAGTAAAATCAACAATCCATCAACTGGCGAAAGACTTTACGCTAGTTATCATTGCATCATTGCGCGTGACGGCAGACGCACGATCACGAATCGCGATGACAATAGAGCGTATCATGCTGGTGTAAGCTCGTTTAAGGGTATGACTAGCCTCAATAACTGTTCTATTGGTGTGGCATTTGAGCGTAGTTCCTACACAGAGCCGCTACAACCTGCCGCAATCGAGTCTGCGATTGAATATATCGTGCCACTCATGAAGAAATGGAACATCACTCTTGACATGGTTACTGACCACAGAACGATTGCTCCAAACCGTAAAAAAGACCTTAATCCAAAAGAATTTGCTAAATTTTACGAAGCATTAAAAAAGCATTTTAAATAAAAAAATCTAGTGTAAATACCTGCAAATGGAGCCAGAAAAATCAATAATCAAGGAGTTTTTAGACGGAGGTTGGGTCATTCCTCTGATCGGTGCAGCAGCAATGTTAGCTCGCTTATTGTCGGCTCAGAAAAAAGTTGGTATTCTCGAATACGCAAAAAAGATCACCGCAGCGGCAATCTCTTCTTCTATTGCGTGGTTTATTTTGGAGCAGACAGATATTTCGTCGCTCTATAAAGCCATTTGCTATGGCATTATTGGTGTCATTAGTCCAGAAATAATCAATGGAATCATAAAACTTGGCAAACGATTCCAAGAAGATCCCGAAAAATACATCAAAAAGTAAAAGATTAATCTTTTATTATTCTGCCCACCAAGTATTTGGCACACCTTCTCCAGTGGGGCGCGGAGATCCAGATGCACTTGACCAATAGATGTATTGCTCTCCGCCATCTGGAATTGGCATTTCTGAAATATCGCGGAAAAGAACCCACCAATGACCATCGCCAACTGGAATTTCTTCGCTTTCGATTTGCGGTTCTGGATAATATTCGCCATGTATATGCAAAGCGTATTCGAGATTTGCAAGATTGGTGACGATTTCACCATCTTCGTTTTGGGTAGCAAAACCATTGGCTAAACCAAATTGTTGAGCTGTTTCTTTATTTGGGAATTTTAAAATATAGTCAATCATGGACTTGTTAATGTTTGTAATTGTGAGTTAGAGAGGCGAACAGAATAATAGCGGAAAGACTTTATAATTGAATTTTGATTAGTAAATAGCACTAAATTTGTCGGTTCTATGCCGTTATTTTCTGATCTTGGTAATAGCACTTCATTATCTTGAGTTCCAAGAGTTCCATTTAAACAAATAACAGCGCTGCCATTATTTTGAAATGCCATAGCTGCTTTTCTTGACGCTCCATACGCAACACTCCCTATGGTATTACTAAACTGTGTTTGTTCATCATTGGTAATGACTCCAGCTAAAGAATTACTATTCTGCATTCGTATTCCATTTTGGGAACCACCAAACCAAGCAGAGGAGAAATCGGAAGAAACTCCTTTCACAATCAATTGACAAAAAAGCACTCCAGCAGTTTCATTGTAAAAACTGGAAATATTTGTATATTGTAAAACATCTGCGCTTCTTGTTGCAGAACCAGATACAGCTTCTATGTAAGATGAAGCTGCCGATTTTCTTTCAAGCTGTGCAGATGTAACGCTGCCTGTCACATCTAATGATAAACTGCCAAAATTTGGAGTGAATGTATAAGTCGTGCGGGTAGTTGAGCCTGTGCCAACAATCGTCGCAGAGTGAGTTCCTCCAAGCGTTACCGTTCCCGTGCCATAAAATGATAAAGTATGTGCTATAGGAGGAACTGTTCTAATCTGACTGGTCAGAGTAGCAGAAGGAAAGACATAATTTGTCGATGAATCTTCTGCTAACCATCCCAAACACTCTAATGTTACAGGATCGTATTCAAAACGAGGTTCATTGGTAGCCGCTTTTACAATACCAAAGGTATTGCCAGCAACAACAGTAATACCTGTAGCGCTCCAATCAGCATCTTCAGGTCGCCATTCACTGCCAAGAGCAGCGAGGTAATCAGATTGCTCGTAGTCTTCGCCACTTGTCCAATATCTGATTCTCATTGCCCATCTAGTGCCATTGTATGTCGCTTGATAATCAAACTCCCCAGGACCACCAACGACACTTTCCCAAATTATCCTTCCATTTAAAACCGAACCTCCTTGGCTCATTAAACGGTTTGAGTCGTTAACAATCACTCTATTTGGTCCATAATAATTTCCAATAGAAGCTCTAGCGAACGATGGAGTCGCACCAATTCTTGGAACAAGCGTTCGATCTTCTGCGAAGTAAAAATCAAGAAGAGCAGATGGAATAGTGGTGTCGATAGACGATCCAGTAAATCTAAAACCAGCGTCAAATGGGGCGAACATCAAATCTCCGCTTAATCCCAAATTAACAATTTTTCTGTTGAATTCTCTCAACAAGTGATCACTTAAATCCTGATAATTTATCTGCGCAAATTCACTAGCAATAGAATTTTTATAACTTGACCAAACCGAATTATCAGCTCTAAAGTCTTGTTTTATTTCATTTTGTAATTTGCGGGGACTCATTTCTTTTAATTACACTTTTTTATCTTTTATAGTAATCAAAAAAACAAGTCATTACTTCCATATTGATATTCTTGAAATGACTAGCGGGAAGCAGTTTATCTGGCACTAGATCGTGTAGTTTCTCACATTCATACAAGCTTTTACGGCGTGACCACCGCTTAGTCAGAAACACATACTGATAATAATACAAATAAGCGTTCGCATTACGAGCATAGATTTCGGGGCAGGTGATATTAAATTTCTTGATTAAATTCAGCGCTCTGCGCTCACAATCCCTCTCTACGGCAATTACTTTGACGAACTCGTCCCATTGCCGCAACGACACCTTGCCCTTGTCTAAAGCGCTCCAAATGTCTCCAGACTCATACCACGCTGGAATGCGCTCAACGGCTTGTGTCAGATGCGCAAATTCGTGAATAAATATAGTATGAAAATTAGGATTCTTGGTCGCTACGACCATTTCATCTCCATCGCAAAAACCGCCGCACTTAAAATCTTTAAATGCTTCTTGTGATACGGTTTTGCGTGGAACTAACGTAATTGTTTTTTCGTGCTTTTGGCAATATTCATGCACATACTCTTTGAACTTTTCAAAGTTTTTGAGATTAATTTTCGCCCTCATAAGTCACTATACCCAAAGCTTGAAATAAGTCTTTATCGCTTTTTGTCATCAGAGTCACGAAACATGGCGTAGAATCGCCAATGTAAGCGCCAATTTGATTGTATTCAAAAAACTCTTCAGCTTCATCATACGACATTCCATCGTCTATTAGCTTTGCTAGAATTTTTCTTTTATCATAGCAAAGAATAGGGGGTCTGCCGAATTGCTCGACAACCCCCACAATGCATTTTTCATATCCGTCCATTTTGATAAATAGTTCTTCTGTCATAAGCGTGTTTTTTTGGTTGGTTTCAACTACAATATTTGTCTCGCATGTTCATGAGTGAAAGCCTATCATCTAGTAGTTGATTGATTGTTGCCATCCACTTTGATTTTTTATCTACAGGAGCGTCATCCCATCCTTCTTTTGCCATAGACAATTTATCGTCAATGGATTTGATAGATGTCAAAACGTCACCAGTTGTAACATTGTATTCTTCGTTAATCTTCATTGTTTTGCGGTAGAGAGTTGTAGAAATATTCTGTTGCTGATTTTAAGTCGGGGAGAGAATGTATTTTTTGATTATATTCGCGCAGATATAGTTCAAACAAATAAGTCAATCCAATATTACTTTTAGACATTCGGCGTAAAACTGAGAGCGATCTCAAGTAAATCCACCAGTCCCATTTATTGATTATCCAGTTTTTCATGGTGTTGAAAGAAATAAAATAGCGATAACTCCAAACATAACACACGTAATAAGTGCGTCCCATCCATTAGTTGTTGAAAGTAGTATGTCCATATTATTTATTTTTTTCCTTTAATGATGTCTGAGGCTTGTTCGATAAGATAGACTTTCGGGGCTACCTTGATTTGAATTGCTGTTTTAATACGAGAGACTGAGCTTGACAGTATTCCGATAGTAGCAACAAAGATCACTACCGCACCGATTACTGATGGCACAACTTCCAATCCATCATAATCGCATTTTGGATCTTTTATCATCTTCATGCCATAGCGAAATATCAATGCGCCGATAATAAAACAAATAATTGGGAAAATTGCCCAATAACACGCTTCAAAGAATTTCCATTGAAGATATTCGTGAATAACAGGCGGGATTTCTTTTACAGCAAAGTCGCCAATTGCTTGTGCAGCGTTTTCTAGCCATAAGACTAGCTTAGTTTGTAGTTCATTAGTTTCCATAATATTGTGCGGGGGGATTTAAACAGATAAGTTAAAGATTGTCAAGTTATTTTTTTACATTTTCCACTTTGACTCTTGTAATGCCTTTGTGTTTGAAGTCGAGAGATGTTGCTGCGGCAAGAGAAACGTCAATTACTCTGCCCGAAATAAATGGTCCTCTGTCATTTATCCTTACAATAACAGATCGACCATTGGACAAATTAGTCACTTTAACGATTGAGCCGAAAGGAAGAGTTCTATGCGCAGCAGTTAGCTTTGTATCGTTGAGTCTTTCGCCGCTTGCAGTAATTGATCCTCTGTTTGTTTTCACAGAGTAAAAAGAAGCTTTTCCATACTCCAGAGCATTCGCTAACATCGTTGTGGCTAATAGTGCCATTAGTGTTTTTTTCATTGTTTTAAATTGTTATAAATATCTTCTACGCCTGTAATTCGCTCGATCTCATTTCCTTGATCGTCTTCGATGATAAGCATAGGAACATTTCTAATGCTTTTTTCACGAAACCAAGGAATGTTTTCGGGTTCATTCATGCTTTTTATATTCACTGATATTGCGGATTTTTCCAGTCTTGCTTTCAGCAAGTGACATGGACCGCAAGTTGCACTTGTAGCTAGTATTTTTTTCATATCAATTCAATTTTGCTCCTACTGCTTGAGAGATTCTCTTATTATCGCATTGACCATTTGCTGCTTCAATAACGGCATCCGCAAACAATTCACCTAAACCCGACTCATCATAAGCTTTACTAAACATACGCATTTGTTGTTCATCTTCAGTTAGATTGTTTAGGTCTAATGTACCGTTTTTTTCTTTCTCAAGATATTGTCTTGCGATTTCCATGCTTTCTTCTAACATATTATTGTTCTTTCACTTCTCCTTTTTTTAATACCATTTTAAACGATACTCCAAATTTGTCAATAAAGAAATCTTCGAAGTCTTTGAATTGTTGGTGTTTTTCATCATACCATCCGTGTTTGTTTTCAGGCAAGCTAAAATGGATAGATTTGCCGTCTGTGGAAAATATATGCAATGTTTCAGTGTAGCTTTTAAATCCTGGAGTATAAGGACAATCCTCATACATCCATTCGTTAAACCATCGCATATCAGAAACATTGAATGTCTTATCATTCCATGTAAATTGAGAATTTAAAATGATTTCATCCCTTTGTTTCTCAAAGATTTCAACAGTTCGACGAATTTCTTTGATCTCATCCTTGAAGAATCGTATACCTTTATTTAAAAAATCTATTTTATTCATATGTTTATCTTTTTACTACTGCGAATCCTTTCTTTCCTTTGAGCCATTCATAGGCTTCAGCACCAGTGAACCATTGAGCATCTTTACGAGGTCCTAAAGCAAACCATCCATGACGAATGTATGTGTAGTCGATGTATTGCTGATCTTCACCGCAAAAGTTAAGAACGTTGTTGCGACTGACTTTAATCAGATAGTCGCCCTCACGACTGTCCCTGAGTATTTGGCGATTAGATGCAGTCTTTTGCCAACTGGTTAGTTGTTGATATTCCGCAGACTCAGTTTGCTCTCGCAATTTTAAAATTACTGCTTGCATTCGTTTTTCGAAAATTGTCATATTATTCTATTGTTATCTGTTCCCATTCACAGCAAGGCAAATGTTTTCCTTTTTCATCTTTTATATAGTCCCAATTGCTTTCATTTTCGTTTTCCCAATTGCCATCTATCGGCTCCATATTACAGGAACACTTTCGCGGCACACAGTCATCACAGGCGTATTCATCACTAGGCATATAAATCCATGAAGCTTCTGCCTTTCGACAGAAAGAGCATTGAAATTCATAATTCATTATTTTTTAATTGTTTTTTTAATTGTTTGTTTTCTTCTCTCAACTTGACAATCTCATCTTCCGCTCTGGCAACGATTTGCCAAATGGTGCTGAGTTCGTTATCCATATTGCGAAGTATCGCGGGGAGCTTGTCATGGTGACGCAAAACGTCAAGAATATCAGGATCTTTTTCCATACGCTCAATATACGTTAGTGTTTGAATTTGTCAAGTTCTTTCTTTACTGCCGCGATAATCTTTTCCAGATCGCAGCTATACCAACCACTTGTAAACAAATTATTGATTTCAATAATCTTCTGGTCATCAGTAATATCCACTACGACACTTTTGGGCAAGATGCATTGAATATGTTAATGAGTATCATGTTTTAGATTTCTAAGATTTTCTCCATTGCTTTGCGCACGACCTTATCATCAATCTTACGATTATCGAGTAGAATGAATGCAATAGCAGTCTTCCAATCACGAAACTCTTGTTGAATTGCCATTGCTTGTTCTTTGCGATTGGAATAATCACGAATGAATAGCATCCTCTGGTTGATATTATCTACGCACTTTACGAATTTAGCATAGGCATCGGTAATTAATTTAGCCTCGTTTTTGATTTTTTCTGCCACTTCGAAGTCGATGTGATCGACAGTATAATTATAAAAATCCTGATAATCAGTGTATCTCGGAGACTCCAAAAAGAATTCTAAAACGTGAGAAGTGCTACGCAATCCAGTTGCCAATCGGTGAACAGAACAATACCAACTGCTCTTTGCCTTGCGCATTTTTCCCGATTCAGAGTATAGAACGACACCCTCTCTACCTACCCACATTTCAACATCCTCAAGACATTCTTGAATAGAGTTGTAGGAATATTTTACAGGTCTTTCGATTTCAAGAGCAATAGCCAATTCGTCTAAATATTTTTGCGATGCCATCCATCCAGAATCTTTTTTAATGATTCCAATCAGAGACAATTTAGGCTCTGGAAAACCACCAATAACAATCACGTTACTATTAGTCTGCCACTCACACAAAAATGTAAATTCCGAATTGCTATCAACGCTTGTGATGAATTCAAAAAACTTTTTATATTTATTGATTAAAAAATCAATCTCATGACCATTAGGCATTTGTCTTGCATCTGTCGTGCCTCTAGTTCTAAGCAGAAGATCGTTTTTGTATTGATCGCAAATGAGCAAGCTGCCATCTAATTTCTCATAAGCAACAAAAGATTCATCCAGAGGAAATTTGTCCAAATCTGGCTGCTCCGTATAATTGAAAAATTTCGAAAACGAACGCGATACGATAAAATTATCAGACTTGCGAACGATCATCGAACGAAATTTCATCGTATCTTCTGTCCACTTAACTCCGATTTCTTTTGGTGTAATGAGCCAACATTCGTCACCAGCGATGACGCAATCTTTGAAATTAAATTCTTCTTTGTTTGGTAGTTTCATATTAGTAGCTGACTTTTCCAAGTCGATCTTCAATTGATTTGCCGCGAATTTTTCCGTTGATTAAAACAAACTTCTTTTTATTTTTACCATACCAACGCTTCTCATCTTCTTCTGTTTGCAAATATTGATTCGGCAATTCCCACTGTCTATTTTTTAACATTTCTTTTATAACCTCTTCGATTTGAATCTGTGCCTCTTCAGGGATTTCCCACGATCGGTTCTTTTCTTTCCACTCCATTTCGACACCCCAACGAATAAAGTCCTCCGATTCTTTGACAAACTCTTGTTCGCAAAGCTTAATATCCATCCAATCATCAACATACCCGTTCCACATTTTGATTTCGGGGTTGCCTTTGATTTTTTGCAATTGTTCGATTAATTGATTTTTTTTCATTGTTGTTTAAATTTATAACGCTCAAACCATTCTTCTAAAGTAAAGAATTCGACATCTTCAGATTTGTTAAATTCGTGACCCAAAAACCAGAAATAGTATTCAGATTTTTCTTGTAAATCATAAAAGTCAACATAAGCAAGTTCAAGTGATTCGTATTCAAATGGGATGACTCCAGTTCCTGACGCTTCGTAAGGAACTGACCAATCGTATCTTAGTATCAGTTTCTGCATAAGCTGATAATCTCATATCATCTGCGGCTTGTCAACAAAAAAAACTGAGCCAGAGTGTTTTATTTCTCTAGCTCAGTGGGATTTTTTAATCTATTTTAATGATTATTTTTGCTTGGCTTTGCCAAAGTTCAAAGCGACAATATCGACTACTTTGTAGACTTTGGACCAAGTGCTTCCAGCTTTAGGTGTTGGAGTCACAGCAGCCACAGCGGAAGCTAGTGCGACAGCGCTTGTCACCACTGGAAACCATGGGTAAGCTTTAACAATGTCCAATACGATAGGAATGAGTACTTCTGTCATGTCTATTTTTACACTTAAAAATTGATTAAATAGGATTTTTTTTCATCATGACAGTCGCAAAGGGAATTCGTCTACTGTATTCAGCATAAGAAATAGGCGTTTCGATTGTAATGCCATCGTCGTCTCTGAATCCATCTGGATCTAAAATAATGATTTCATCAAGCTTTGCCCACTCTATTGCTGTCTTTTTCGCAAAAGCTTTGTCCCAATTTTCGCGACCTTGTTTTGAAAGAACTTTGCTCTTTATCTCGTCGCCCGTAATGTTATTTTTTGTGGCCATAAGTAATTTGTGAGGGGGCTTTCGCCCCCTCTTAGTGTTAGCTCAAGTCAACCATTTTTTTCTCACCAAAGAAGAACCAGCTATAACCAAGAGCATTTACGGCATCAGCAATCTCTGCCATACTAGGGCAATCTGGCGAGAAGCAACTTTGAATTGCGCGGAAAGAAACTTCTTCAACTCCCTGATCTTGCTTACGAGTCAGGTATTGCTGCACTCGACGAATAACTTCGCTGCGATTGCTAACTTCTTCTTGAAAAGATTGATCTTCCAATTCGTTGCCATCATCGTCAGTAGCGGCAGAAGTGATTTCTACTTCTACTTCTGAAACGACAGTGTAAGCACAGCAGCGCAGTTTCTGGCAATTGTAATCAGAAGGAACACTGACAACATCTTTTGGATTGATTTTTACGACAACCATTTTGCCGCGAGACCAGTTGAGAGCATAATCCCACGAACCAGCATGAACACCAAACGAGCAGTGATTCTCGCGATTGTCATCCACGCAGTTGCGCTGCACTTCAATATGCTCGCCCACACCATTGTAGATTTGTCCTTTGCTGTTTACAGCGCCTTGCAATACTTTAGTTTGCAGATTACCAGAAACAGAATAGAAGTCATCTTGAAGACCGCGATATGCCAAGAAACAACCGTCTTCGGTAATAGGAAGTTCTTTATAGGAAAGGAAGTCATACAATTCTCGCACCGAATTATACGATGGATTTTGTTTGAGATTTTCCCAGAACTTCTCCAGTAGGGTAACTGGCAGATTCTGTTCGATCAAAGAAAACACTTTCTGCGCCAATGGTGCTGGAAGGAGTTCTCCATGATAAGATACTTCTCTGGTGTTAGGATTCAATTGAAATCCTTTGGATTGAATGTTGCGATTTACATCTGCCGCTTCCAGAGCTTTGTTAATCGCTGCCTCTTGTTGATCAGATGGCAAGCGTAGGGCTGCGATAATCGCCGCATATTTCGGATCTGAACTGGCAAACTTTTGCGGTTTGTTGTTCATGAATAGGACGATTCCTGTTTGATTAATGATATACTTCATAGGTTGTTAAGTTGCGTTGCGCTTTTAATGTATTGTTATTTTGATAGTTTGTCAAGGATTATTTTGCCGCTTTGATGAATTTTCTTACGTCTGAACGACTGGCTTGGAAATAGTAGCTTTCCAAAGTCAATTTGGTAAATGTTGCGACGAGTTCGTTTTTATTGTTTTTTAATTCTTCAGTAATCTTCTCCAAAGCGCATACGCGTTTTTCGAGAATTGGGGAGAATGGGTCTTTAGAAATTCTATTACTGAAAGTTTGCTGAGACTTGCTGCTCAAAAGATTTTTGCATTTATGATAGCGTTGGCTCATTTCTGATCTTGCTTGATCGCGCTCTGTCTTGCTCTTTTGCAACTGCTTGATCGTAGCTACGATTGCTGGATCATCATAAGATGCATACCCAAGAGCAATTAAATCCCTTTTTAATAGCACCGACTTAAACGAATAGGTGCTATGAAATCCATTGTCTAGGATGAGGATTTTTTGAACCAAGTCTAATTTGTTTGATTGGGGAATCTGCGCCAAGAATTGTTGCGCCTCTTGTTCTGTATGATCGACACTCCAATATTCATTGTGCAATTCGAGAGCAGACCAGCGAAAACTTTTGCTGCCGTAGCCACGACGATTTACAGTGTATCTATTGTCGCTGATGCCACTGCCTTGTGTGTTTTTGGGGTAGATTGTTGAAGCAGCACGAAATACCAAATCAGATGGCGTTGAATATTGTGAGATCGCGGAACAAACATACTCCATGCCGTGTTTCGTGCAATACAGAACAGATTTGTTATTTGTTTTGCACCAGTCTTCGATTTTGCGAACCTGCTCGCCACGGTGATGATAAGAATCAGAAAGAAGAAGAACCAATTTACGACCATTGTGTTCAGCCAGAGTATTGTTTGGATTGAGGCTGCCAATTTTCGCTAAAGACAATGCTACTTTCGATGGCACGAATGCATTATTTTTGAATTTAAAATCAGAAGTCTTGTTTAGCTTGTTCACGCACAAATCAGAAAGTGTCAACTCACCCAATGATTCTTTTTGTTGATTAATAAATTCACCAAGAATTGCTTCACACTTGGCAATGCCATTGGTGAACTTTGCAGTCTCACGAAAAAACTCTCGCGAAATAGGCACTTCAAAAAATCCAACAGGAACATCAATCTGAATAGCTGTTGCTGGAGAACACTGATCTTCAAACCCAAAACCCTTGAAGCTATCGGGAGTATGATACTTTACGCCACCCATCGTAATGGCAAAAAGTCGTGGATCGCTAATCAAACCACTTTCAAAAGAATAGAATCGAATGCCGTCTTTTTCTAAGATTAATGTTTTCTTATTGTTTTCGTAGATGCCATCTACAATATTACCGCTATCGTCGATCACTTCAATGTTTGCCAGAGTAGCGTAGTCTGCCATTGCTTGAGCATAAACCACAAACGTGCTAGTGTCACCATTGTTGCCGCGCTCTGCTTTGATGTCGATTTCCACCAACAAACCACTTTCGTTTGTGGGTTCTTGTGACATTTCAATCACTTGACCGATAGATGCGCCAGATTCGTCGCCACCAAGAACGCACGAATAGACTGTCTTCGTGCCATTGTAGAAAGAGGTGACGTAAAAAGTGTCTTGGTAGCAGTGACCTGCTTTTGCACCTACGCCGAAACCACCGATAGGTTGATCGCTGTTCGACTTTGTCGAGCGGAAGTATTTGCCAAACACGTTGCGAATGCCGTTGTCGTCCAAACCGTTAGCGAAGTCACGAACAAAGAAGCGACCTTCTTTTACGCCAGTTTGAACAGATTGCTCGATACCGTGTTTCAGATGCTCATCGACAGCATTGCTTACCCATTCACGCACAACGGCGAGAATTTTGTCGGTGTAGATATTGTCGCGGAAGATTTGACAAGCTTGTTTCATGCCTTCCAAATCCATATCCATGTTGGACACTTGCGAAGATTCAATTCCTTGAGTGAAGATAGGTGATGTGTTGAGTTGCGTTTTCATGTCGGGGGCAATAGTAATCAGAAATAGTGGACATGTCAACAAGTTTTTTGAAAAAATTTTCGCGGCAAGATTTTTGTTGACAAGCTGCTACGAAATGTTACTCTGTGCGCCACATGAAATTAGGACTCGTATGCATCAGTGAAATCCTCAAGAAGAAAGACAAGTCTCTTGCCTTTAAAACCATGACACGCAAACGCTTTTTGGAGCTGGGTCGAGATGTTGCGCTTGTAGAGCTTTCGTCACGCATTCTACACAACTGCCGACTAACCAAACAAATTGTTTTGCATTGTGCCGCAAACGGTATTTCTCATTACCGTGTCTCTAGCTGTTTAGCTCCGCTCGTTACAGACAGCACTCTCAATATCTCCTATAGCGATTTACCAGACATGTCGGCGATTGAGTCTGCATTGGCAGATGTTGGCGCAACAGCACAACACTGCGGCGTTTCTGTTTCTTCTCATCCTGATCAATTCAATGTGCTTACATCATACAGTGCAGACGTTGTTGATCGTAGTATCAAAGAACTCAATCACCAAGCTTACATGTTGGATTTGATGGGACTACCACAAAACTATTCCGCGCCAATGTGCCTTCACCTCAATCTCTCGCCTGACTTCAAGCGAGAAACTCTCGCCAGTTACATTGATCGCTTTGTGTCAGCATTGTTCTCTTGCTCGCCATCAGTTCAGAATCGCTTAGTATTGGAGAACGAGCATGGCGGCTATTGGAATTGCAAGAATCTATATAAATCATTTGGCGAGCTTGTTCCTTTGGTGTTTGACAACCTTCATGATGCAGTTAATCCTTCTGATTTTTGTCATTTTAAATTGTTCAAAAACACATGGCGCAATTACACTCCCGTCATGCACTGGAGCGAGGGTTTGCCTGATAAGCCTCGTAGTCATGCTGAGTTTGCATCTCACGTTCCTGCTGTAGTATCTATGAACAACGATTGTGTCTGGGAATTCGAACTCAAAGGCAAAGACTTAGCAATCCTACAAGTTTTGAGTAATCAATAAAAATATCTTGACAACATCCACAAAATACCATACATTCCTCCGCAGCGATGAAACTTGACGATTACATTTTACAATTTGCTAAACAAGATGAATGCACTTTAGGCGAATCTCTTTTGGAATATGCTTTTCCTAGCGAGGGCAGAGGTTGTTATTCGAACTTCAAACTGCGCGATTCATTCGTTCCTTTTCCCGAAGGTTTTGATAAATACGCCCCTATGTTGCTAGGTGAACATTTATACATCGAAGAATGCACCGACGAAGAAAGAGACAGTATTCATTGTTTTATTGATTCAGAAACAAATCTCAAAGTCGCATGGGCTTGGGATGGTGATGGTCATCTGATTTTTGAAAGCGATGACTTTTGTATTGAAAACCCCGATATTAAAAAATCCTCAAGATGGCGCAAAGCATGAAAAATGGAGTTGACGATTCGATGGTAAGAATGCCTGAAGGCTTTAGCTTAGGCATGACAGCATGGCACGAAAGATCAAAGCGAACTGTAAAGCTCATTGAGCGTCAGCTAGGAGATGGATGGTTATGCGAACCGATAGATGGTGGTAGGGTATTCTACGAGCATAGTGAATTTCTTCTGCCGAACGCCTCTGTGATGGCATCGCTGCCGACATCGAACTCTGATAACTCAACCAAACAATAAAATGACAAACAACACCGAAAACACAACTCACGAAGAAGCTGTTCGACTTCTCAATGAAAGGGCATCGAAAGAAGTAGATTTATACAATACAATTTCCAGTTATCAAAAAAGGGAAAGCTTTTTAATCCGAGATAAAGCTGCTGCTAATCGCTTATTATATGATTTATATCATGATGTCATACAAGGAGAGATCGCTAAGCAATTGAGGCAAAATCCTTTTTCCTTTCCTTCTGTTAAGGCAGTTAGCAAATTTATTGATCAATGAAAACATATACCTTCGAACAATTAGCAGAATACATTCGCGGCTGGTCATATTCAGAGTCTGACATGAAAGCATTGACACTAAACGAAGTTCACTCTATGCTTGCGAATGCTGTCAGTCAATTCGAGTGCGATCAAGACGGTTTTGAAATTGCCGTGAAAGTCGCCGAAGAAAAAAGACAGGAGCAACAAAAACAAATAAACGAAGCATGGCGCTCCGCAATACAAGGTGCTTCTGCAATAAAAAATAATAAAATATGAAATACCATTTAGAAAAAATACGAAAACACAAAACCGCTAAACCTGAAGACAAAATAGTCATCAAAAAAATCAATGTCACCAAAAACGAAAAAGGTCAATGGTTGGTGGATTTTAATAGTGAAAATCATAAGTATCTTTACGTACGATACATGATGTCGTCTGGATGTATTGATCGCAAACCTCAATACTTGGACGATGGCTCTTTGGCAATGTGCGAAGCGTTTGTGATAGACACGCACGAAGAAGCTCAAGAAGATGGCTACACACTGCCTCTAAGCAGCACAGTTTTGTGGCTTATTCCAGAAACAAGAGAAGAGTGCGATGCCATTAATGGAGTAGCTGCTATCATGGCGACAAAGTGGTGCTATTGTTGCTGTATTGTTCCCTATAATGATTTTGCTCCTGACGACAATAACAAAAATATTGGAAAGCGTTTTAAACAAAAAAAATAATGAACAAAAGACAACAATACGCAATAGGACAGCACGATCTATGCTGCGAGTTTCTAATCATTGGCAAGAATCATCTCGATAGCGGCAAAACTCTTTTTGAAGAAGTAGTTTCCTTAAAAGATCGTTTGCAAAAGGCGACAGATGAGCTTGATGAATGGCATGATGCCGCGAAACATGTGGATGCAGATTATGCTGATGAAGTTCATTGTAGCTGTGTGCCTATTTTGCGCAAACAATTGCAGGATGCTCGAAAAGAAATTGAACAGCTTAAAGCAAAACAATAACATGGAAGAAGTTAAACAAGCCAGAGTGCTTTATTTTTTGACTGGCGTGTTTATTGCGCTTAAATTAACCGAGCAGATTCACTGGTCGTGGTGGTGGGTTTTTAGTCCACTTTGGATTCCAGCGGTATTACTGATCGTTATGTTGGCGATTTTTACGATACTGGAGCGATTTTTAATCAAATGAATAAAAAGACATTATACACAAAAAATGAGCAAAACAATAGCTATCGGAGACGTTCATGGTGAACTTGATCACCTTGAAAATCTTTTCAAAAAACTATCTTTCACCGAAGATGATACAATAATCTTTCTTGGTGATTACATTGATCGCGGCAAAGATAGTAAAGGTGTAATTGATTTTGTTTTGTCTCTTGAGGATAAGTGCAATTTGGTTACTCTGCTGGGGAATCATGAGAGAATGGCTTTGGAATCTATGAAATGGTCCAGCGGTCAAATATCTAGCGCACAAATGCAAAAGTCATGGATGATGCATGGAGGCTATGAATGCTTGGAATCTTATGATTGCAAAGCTGTTCGAGACGGCTATCTCACTAGAGCGTTACATAAAATGCTTGAACTTCATGGTCAATTTTTAAATAATTTAAAACTCACTTACGAAACCGAAAACCACATTTTTGTTCATGGATTTTTGGCTCACGAACAAGATGTAGAAGATCAGGAAGAGTGGCGATGCATTTGGAACTCATTCAGAGAAATTTATCCACACAAATCTGGCAAAACTGTTGTTTGCGGTCACTCTATCCAAAGAGGTGGAGTTGTTGATGATGGATTTAGAATTTGTATTGACACGGGATCGTTTTTGCCTGATGGTTACATTACAGCAATGGTAATCGACGGACCAAAATATTCTTTCGTCAGAAGCAATTAGTTCTTGACAAGAAGCTTAATAAACATTAAACAATGAACACGCAATATACAACAATCGGAACTGATCAAGTGCCGCATATCAAAAAACTAATCAATTGGTTGATTGCGGAAGTAATTTCTGCTGGTGGAGATGGTGATGCTTTATGGTATTCACGATTTTATTCTGTTGATGAAATCTTTTCTATCCTAAAAGAATGTGATCTTTATGATTTTACTATTGACAAACAAGATAATCGTATTACATTTGGCACGGGGCAAGAGTGGTTAGTCATCACAAATGATGAGAGAGACTGGATGAATGCTCCATCATGGCAACAAGTAAGAATTTGTTATTAAAAGAATAATATGAGAGAAATTAAATTCCGCATTTGGGACAGACAAGCCAAAGCATGGGCTGAGAACGATTGCTCGCTGCATTGTTTCAGTAATTGGCAGATTGATCCCTTCACAGGGCAGCTAACTGATTTTGTTGGTGCAATTGATGGTGATCGTGAAACGCGCTATAATGCCAATCCTGCTCCTAATTATTATTTTCGTGGCAGTGAGATTGTGAATGAGCCGAGATATGTTCTTGTTCAATTTACTGGCATGAAAGACAAAAATGGAGTAGAGATTTATGAGGGAGACTTTATTTGTTTTAATAGAACAGAAGGTCTTTATAGTGATCAAAAGTATCCAATTGTTGCGGCAACTCATCCTTATGTTCAAAACCGTTCTCATTTAGGCAAAGTAATTGGCAACAGCTTTGAAAACCCTGAACTATTAGAAGCATGAACAGAGAAATTAAATTTAGAGCTTGGCGCGAAAATAAAATGCATTATAACATTACAACCGCTCATTATGAGCATAATGCAATGAGCGGAAGCGGGGGAGATTTGTGGGATTTTGCAGAATGGATGAAATGGAGCAAAGTCATGCAATACACTGGTCTTAAAGACAAGAATGGTGTAGAGATTTACGAAGGTGATATTCTCAAACACAATCATAAAGTCCAACAGGTTGAATCTAAGTTAGATTGGAACTGCGGATGTTGCGGATTTGTTTATGGATATAACATTGAAGATCCCAATGATATTGAAGTCATTGGAAACATTATGGAAAATCCTGAACTCTTAAAAGCATGAAAAAATATAAAATTTGGCGTCCTGTTATGAAGCAGTTTGCAACAGACGAACGTTACATTCGAGCAAGTGATGGAGAGCTCTTCTCATATGAGGCAGACTATGGCGGTACATTTAGCTCACATGAAAAGCTTGAGAAAGTTAACTGTGTGCTAGTGCAATGGACTGGTTGCTATGATAAGAATGGCACACCAATCTATGAAGGCGATATTCTCGCAAATGATCTTATACTACCACACGACAATGATAACATTGGTGTTGTCTATTTTGCAGCGGGTACATACATGATTGATGGCGATGGTCCGTTTTTTGATCATGTCTATGGTCATTCACCTGATATTTTAGACAATCATACAGTAATTGGAAATAAGTTTGAGAATAGTGAACTACTAAAAGCATGAGCGTCAAAAGGCTGTGGAGAATTTGGGCAAAAGCAATGGGGCAAAAGGCAACTGAGCATGATGGAGAAGCAGACCTTGCGGCAATCATACGCACTGTGTTTTGGGTAGTGAACTTAATTACTTGCTTCTCCATCATGCTCAG